ATATGCACAAGCATATTGTGGAAGGTGCTATTTTTAAAAATGAATATATCAGTTATAAAAATAGATTAAAATACAGCCAATATGATGCTTTATGTTTTTATGGCGATTTATCGTACAAAGATGCTGGGGATTTTAAAGCCATGGTATTCGTTGGAAAAAAAGGACGTGAATTTCATTTATTAGATTGCTTTATTCGGCAAACATCTCGATACAATGTTGCAAAATGGTTATATGAAAAGGTAGAAGATGAAAATTTACTTCAATACAATATTCAATATATGATTGAAGGGCTTTTTGCTCAAGATGAATTTGTAAGCGATTTTGATGCCGTTGGTGATGAAATGGGCTGGTACGTTCCTGTTGTCGCCGATAACAAAAGTAAAAGTGGAAAGTTTGATCGTGTAGAAAGTATGGCAGGATATTTTGAGCGTAAAAATGTATTTTTTAATGCTAAAATAAAAGATACTATTGATTGCCTTGAATTACTAGATCAATTATTAGCCTTTCAAAAAGGAAGTGGTGTGCATGATGATGCACCAGATAGTTTACAATCGGCAATTGCAAAATTAAACACGTCCGCTTTTATTAATTCAACACCTCCAAGAACTACCAGCCGAAAAGAATTAATCAAAAAACAAAAAAACAGATTTTAATGGCATTTATAACTGATGACGATTATACCGTTTTGGTACGCAACGAGGTAAAAGAAATTTTACTTGAAAATTATTCTGAAACAAAATTAAGAGGTGCCGAACAAATGGCATTGGCACAAATTAGAAACTATTTAGCGGGTAAATACGACGTAAACGAAATATTTAGTCAAGTAGCTGAAGCTCGAAATAGTCATATTTTAATGCTTGTGTTAGATTGTGCCTTGTATCATTTATACACAAGTACTGTACCTCGAAGTATGCCCGATATTCGTTCGGCTCGTTATCAAGATGCTATTGATTGGCTTAAACTTGTAGCTTCTGGAGATACCACCGCAGATTTGCCAAAAAAAACAAATGAAGAAGGGGAAGTTTTACAGGGCATAAAATTTACATCAAAACACAAACCCGAAAACCATCGTTGGTAAAAACAATATTTAAAACGGCTTTAAAAGCTATTTAAAAAGAAAGAAAATGAAAGTATTAGGATACGATGTAAATATAAAAAAAGCAAGCATTTTAGCGAAAGCTGAAACTCCAAATAATTCAGGAAAACGAAACCCTGGTATTATCAAAATAGCACAAGGTTTTAAAGATACTAGCCGTAAAGATATTCAGAAATGGAGACAAGCTTTACAATTAATGCAGCATCCAGAAGAACCAAAATTTAATGCGTATTATGATTTAATTTCCGATTTATTAACAGATGGGCATTTACAGTCGCAAATACAAATGCGTAAAATGTCGACATTAAATTCCAATTTTCAAGTTATTAATCGTAAAACGAAAGATATTAATGAGGATCTTAGTTTTACTTTACAACAACAATGGTTTTATGAATTTTTAGAACACGCAATAGACCATATTATTTTTGGAACTACATTAATTGAGTTTTCTGAATTTCAAAATGAAAAAATAAAACACACGATTATACCTCGCAGAAATGTTGTTACAACGCAAAAGAAAATATTTCCAGACTTGCAAAAACCTCAATTTATAGATTATGCAAATCCAATGTTTGAAAATTGGTTAATTCAAATAGGTAAAAACGGTGAACTGGGTATTTTAAATAACATTATTCCGAATCTTATTTGGCTACGTAATGTAATGCAGGCATGGGCTGAATTTTGTGAGAAATTTGGACTGCCATTAATAACAGCAACGACCAATACAACGGACACAAAAACCATTGATAATGTTCACGCCATGCTATTACAGTTAGGCGAAGCTTCCGTTGGTACTTTTCCGACTGGAACAGAAATAAAATTTCAAGAGGCAAACAGAACGGACGCTTACAATACCTATTTACAGTTTATAAAAACCAATATGGATATGGTAAGTAAGCAGTTAGTTGGTTCTACAATGCTATCCGACCAAGGTTCTAATCGAAGTCAAACAGAAGTACACGAACGTACTTTAGATAAAAAAATAGCACAAGCCGATAAGCGTTTAATTTCATTTATAATTAATGACCAATTATTTCCATTACTCGAAGCACAAGGCTACAAAATAAGCCCTGAAGATATGTTTGAATTTAAACCTGCAGAACAGGTTTTGAATTTAAAAGACCTTTGGAGTATTACTGATGGCTTGCTAAAAAGTGGGCATGAAATACCTTTAGACTGGCTTTCCAAATCGTTCAATATTCCTATTGATAGTAAAAAAAAAAGCATAACGATAACTCCAAATAAACCAATAATTGCACTATCAGAACAGCGTTATCCTACGAGTTGTTGCCCAAGTACAATTGTTGCTATTGGTGGTGCTATGGGTAAGTTATTAACCAAATTAAACAGCCAATTAATAAAAGAAATATACAATAAATCAGATACTTCGGGTATTGCTGGAAAAATGATTGTTCTGGAAGCTTTGGAGTTATTTAAAGGTTTAAAATCTAAGTTTTCAAGCACCACGCAATACACAGGACCTGATTTATTAATGCTTCAAATGATGGAATATAATTTGTTTGAATTTACGGCAAGTAAAACCGAAGCTCGACTATCGGCAATGACTAATTTATTAATTGATAAAGAAAATAAAAAGCTTCGTGAATACAGTGATTTTAAAGCATTGTGTGAAAAAGAAACCAAAGAATTTAACAGTAATTGGCTACAAACAGAATATAATTTATCGGTAGCCGTTGGGCAAAATTCAGCAAGTTATATCCGTATGATGGCTGAAAAAGATACGGTAACTTCTTATGTACAATATCAAACTATTGGCGATGGAAGTGTACGAAATTCACACAAAGTATTAGATGGGCGTATTTTTAATTTATCAGATAAAGAAGCCATGGATTTGGTTGCTCCAAACGGTTATGGTTGCCGATGTGAATTTGTGCAATATATAGGAGGTACTCAAGGAAAAGTAACAACAGGTAAATATGCTAAAGAATTATTAGTAGAACAAGACCCTAAATATAGAAACTCACAATTTGAAATAAACCGTGCGGATTTAAAACAAGTATTTACAAAAAAGCAATTTTATACAGATATAAAAGGACTTCCTGAAAAATTGAATAAAATGACTTTTGATAAATATGGAGCAAAATCTTATGACACTTTTAAAAACTCTTTAAATAATATTAAAATAGATACCACTATTACTGGAGATAATGTAAAAGAATTGTTTGATAAAATAAAGGATACTGATTTAATGGGATTCGAGGATTATTTAGGTAGAAAAATGATTCTAAAAGAAAAAGTATTTAAAGCACATACAAAAGGTAAATACTTAAAATCTAATGAAAATAGGCATCAGTTATTTCCGCATATAAAAGATATTATTAAAAACCCAGATGAAGTTTGGTATAATAATCCTGATAGGTTAGAAAATCAATTTCAGTCAAGATATATTAAGTTTTACAAAGATAAAATAATAGCTGTTGATTGTAAATTGGATAAAGAGCAAGGTTTAGAAATAAGAACCTGGTATCCAATAAAAAAAGAAGACCTTTTATATAGAAAAGGTCTTTTGGTTTGGGATAAGTTAAATAAAACGCCTTCAATTTAATGATACCCGTGTGCTATTCTATCCCGATGAAGTGAGCCCTTATCGTTAGAGGGTCGTATAAAACTTAATACAAATATACAAAATATAAAACAAAGACTATGGCAAAATCAAAAATGACCATGTTACTAGAATTACAAGATAAGTTTAGTGGCAAACTAAAAATACTTCAAGGTAAGTTTAATAAATTTGAAACTAATTTTAGTAAAAAAATAGATAAGTTAAAGTTTAAATTTAAAGGTTTTGTTGATGAAATACCAGGATTAGGACGTGCAATGGATTTATTAAAAAATCCAATGGCATTGGCTACCGTAGGAATACTTGGTGTTGGTATTGCCTTTGGAGCACTCGCCACAAAAGGCGTGCAAGCCGCCGAAAAGTTTGACACCGCTTTTTTGCCCATTAAACAATTGAACCTCGATAAATCAAAAGTAGAACTCGATAGTTATCGTTCCAAAATTAGAGACGCCGCTTTTGATATTGGTACAAATCTTGGCGACTCCACCAATGCAATGTACGATTTACAATCTGCTACTGGTTTATACGGTAAAGATGCTATTGATGTTTTTAAAAAAGTAGGGCGTTACTCTCAAGCAACTGGAGCTGATTTAGGCGATTCGATGAACTCCACCACAAAAGCAATGAAAGCCTTTGGTATTGGCGTTGGCGGTATTGATGCTTTATTAGCCTCGAACGCTAAAACCGTGCAAACAGGTATTGTTACTTTTGATGAACTAGCCAAAGTACAAACGGAATATGCAGGTGCAACAAGTGCCGCAGGACAAAGTGTTGATGTTGGTAATAAGGTTTTTGCGATGTTTACATCGATTAGTAAAAATGCTGATATTGCAGCAGGTCAAACAAAAAACTTTTTTGATGGTTTAGGTGCTAGAGGTGCTCAAATTAAAAAAGAACTAGATATTGACGTGTTTGGTGTAGATGGCAAAATGAAAGATGCCGATAAGTTATTGATTGATATTAGTCAGAAGTTTAAAAACATGACGGATAAAGAAATAACTGATACCATTAATAAAATTGGAGGTCCTGAAGGATTACGAACCGCATTAGCAAAAGTAAAAACAGGAGCTGATGATATGGTTAAAACTTTTAATGCTTTTGATAGCTCTAAATTTAGCCTAAAAGATGCCCTAAAAAATGCAGAAGGCGATTTTGGCAAAATGAAAGAAATGTTTAGCAGTAGGCTTGAAGCCGTATTTTCTAAAATAGGTGAAAAAATAATACCATTGCTTGCCAATTTATTTGATACACTTGCTCCTGTATTAGAATGGTTGTATCAAAACATTGATTGGATATTACCTGCTTTTGGGTCATTTGTTACCATATTAGGAGCTGCCACGGCTGCAATGTGGTTATTTAATACCGCCGTATCAGCAAATCCAATTTCTTTAATAATAATTGCTATTTCTGCCTTGGTAGCTTTGGTGGTAACAGCAATAACACATTTTGATTCATGGGGAGCTACAGTACTTTATTTTTTAGGACCTATCGGGATGTTGATTAGTGCCTTTGTATTAGTGCATAAACATTGGGATAGTATTGTAAATGCTTTTAAATCTGATGGTATTATTGGAGGTTTAAAACGTATTGGAATTGTATTGTTGGATGTTTTATTGCGTCCGTTAGAAGGTATTTTAAAAGTAGCCGCAAAATTACCGATTATTGGTAAATATGCAAAAAGTGGATTATCTCAAATACAAGACCTCCGTAAAGATTTAAACTTAACTCCTCCAGAAGAACATAAGGAAACGGAAAGCGGAAAAGAAACAGTAAAAAAAGATTTATACGGAAATCCAATTACACCAAAAGGAAATACCGGCCCTAAAAAAACACTAACAAAACAAGTTAATAAAGTTGTCGGCGATGCCAAACAAACACGTAATATTTCAATTACTATTGATGCTTTAAATAAAGGTGGTATCAATTTAAAAGGAGATGCAACTCAAGGAATGACTTTGCAAGATGTAGAAAATTGGTTTAACGAAGCTATGATGCGAGTTGTACGAAATGCCGAAACTAGCTAATTATGTCTGTAAAATTTAAAGGTGATTTTTTTGAGAAACTTCAAAGAATAGATAACAAATTCTTTTTAAGTAAAATGACTTCGGAAGCTGGAGTAATTGCTGTTAAGTTTTCTAAAGATAGGTTTCGCCAAAAAAACTGGGTGGATACATCACAAGAAAAATGGACACCTCGAAAACGAAAAAGGGCAGGCTCTTTACTCGTTGGACCAGGGAGTGGTCGTTTAAAACGTTCTATTCGTAAAATTAGCGAGGGGAAATATTATGTACTTATTGGTACGGATGTTCCGTACGCTCAAATACACAATGAAGGTGGGACAATAAAAGCATCCGCAAGAGTAAGAGCGCATAGTAGAACTAGAAAAGGACGGAACCAGCCTATTAAGGTAAAAGCACATACAAGACAAATGAATGCTAAAATTCCGAAGCGTCAATTTTTAGGAGAATCAGCAGTTTTGGCATTGCGGTTGGAAAATCATATGTATGATAAAGTAACAGACGAAATTTATAAGAAATGAAAGCATTTTATACCGAATTAATCCGAAAATTTAAAGATTCTGATATTAAAAATAAGTTTACAAGTAACAATTTACCACACGTTAAATTTGTAGA